CTAGCAGCCCCTACAAAGCGCCCCGCCCTCCCCCAGTCCCGGTACGAGGAACCAGGCCATGGCACTTGCGATACACTCTGCACATACCAAACCATGCAGCCCACTAACCTCATACTCATGCAGCCCGTCGTACGTCACCGCGTCTACGTCCATGTAACCCACGCTCCTCATCAGTATGGTGAGCACTTCACAGTCCGATATCTCGAAGAGGATCTAAAGACTCCTTTGGGGCGCATGTATAGGTACACCCGTATAGACCAAGTGAGGGAGATTCTGAAGCGTGCAGACTATGCGCCTGAGCAGTGGGGGAAGTTTGAGGAGGGGCTCCGTTGCCGTGGTGTGGGTGCGTGCTATTTGGATCTTAAGAGCGAGCAATATAAGAAGCTGAAGCGGTAGATTGAACGGAAGCACTAAAGATTTCAATCTGCAGATTGGCGGGAGCATGAACTGAGGCTTGCTCCCACCTTCAAGTGCTCGTTATCGGTCCATTGGCATATTTTCGTGTGCTTTATTTTCTTGTCCCTGTCGATGTACAGAATGCAGCCCGGAAAGAAGTAGACTGGATCGGCTTGCCCTTCATCCAACCTACGATACGCTTCAGTGGGGAAAGAATATGAGTCGCCCGGAAACACTATATCTCCGACCTTCAAAGGCATGATATCTCCCTCAAGGCGCGCGCAAACCTTATCAATCGCTGGGCGTATATCAGTCCCCCCGTTGCCAATAACTAGATCCAAGGCAGGAACCACATTAAAGGCGGGAGAGTTTCCGAAATTTTTTACTTTAGCCGTTATCTCAATATCCATAGAGCCACGGGGATCATCGACCAACTTGGAAATTGTTATTGGATCAGCCAGTCCAACCCACGGTCGCTGGGACATCTCAAATTCCTGTTGAGCTATTCTTGCCTGTGTTCGGGAAACACTGATGCTCATATAGAGGGCAACAAGTGCTAAGAGGCTTATAGCGGCAGCCACACCTGTAATCCAATTGAGGTGTTTAGCTGTCCTAAGCGTTGTCTCACGATTTTTCTTTTCCTCGTCGTATCTTTCATTGCCTTTGGATGAAGACTCGATTTGCACAGGAAGAGGGTTGGGTATTTTCATCAGGGGTTCTTGGACTGAATTGGCTCGGGTGCCAGGCTGTTGCGGATGGCCTTCGTGGTGCTTCTCATGTCTCTTTTTGTTCAAGGGTCATATCCCTGCATTTCGCGCACCTAAATCTATCGTGAAAGAGTCCCAAACGCTAGAGCCTAAATCGAGATGAAGACGCAGGCTCATGCTGCCCTTAGGAGTGGTAGGCTGTCGGCATGGCGATCATCGACTGTAACGTTTACGTATATCGAGATCCTTCGTTTCCCAGCGCGACGATTTGGGTGGAAGCTGACGACGGGAGGGCATGGGTTACTGCCGTTGGAAAACTCGGTTTGCTTCAGCATGAAGCGGTGAACTTACCTCATGAATTGAGACATAGTCCTCCATCGGACGTATTGGGTTCTCTCAAACCGATATACAAATTTCTTGGGAGTTACCCATTCGATGAAGAAGTGCTGGACAATACGTGGGATATCGACACACCGCCCAACATTGCGAAGACCAAATAAATGTGCGGGCCGCTATTACAGACGCACAGACAAACAGAAGATTGCCGAAGCCTTCCACGTTGCATTGGGTTAAACTCCGCCAAACGGGAATCACCTCGGAGGAGGGGTCCTCACTACGTGACCTTTATTCGCATCGGAATACCAATAGAAATGTCCGTTGGTTTGTCTTTTGGCTTTGTAGGGGAAGCTTTTAAAGCGTCTCCAGTGAATTATAGGGATACGATATTCCACCATGATCGCCAGTTCTGCGCTCAGTAAAGGTCCGAGTTGATCTGGCCAGACTTCGTTCAAAGCAACTTCAAATTTTTCGTCCGTACCTAAGTCACGCGGGTGCCATTCCTCCGACCCCATTGCCGCGTAATCCTCAGAACTCTCATAGGTAGAGGAACGATTCGGGTCTCCATACGTAATTTTGCCCAAGCCGAACGATGGTCGAACTGAAGTCAATGGTAGGTGTCCATTATTTGTGACCGTGACGGATGCCGAAAACGGGTTATTTGGGTCAACGGGATCGGAGATGGAGACGGTAACCCCAGGCCAAAAAGCCCACAATGCAATGACCCCAATGACTAGGCTAGTGACTCCAATCCAAATCCCCAGGTGTGCAAGACGCTTGGCCTTTCTAGCCTCTGATTCTCTTTGAAGTTGTTTCTTGGTGGTCATCGTGTTCCCGCCATCATTTCACACAAGAGTTTTCCACACAGCAAAAAATAAAATCTGTATACACAAACATTCGTTAGTGATTTTATCTGATCATGAGCTTGTCGAGATGGAGTGACCCATGAAGTACCGCGAGAGTTGGGAACTGCCTAGCATTCCTAATGAAGTCTTCTGGCCTGAGGTCGGACGCAGAAGAAACGAGATAGCGAGTGGAGGCAGGCCAAAGACACTTCGGGACTGTGAATACTGCGGACAACAGTACAGCGCCAGGGAGATGCGAAAACATAAGCCTCTATGTCCAAAGGGGCCTAACAAGAAAACCAAGAAAGGAAAATGAACCAATGAAAGCAAGCAAGACTTCTGCCTCTAGCTCTTTCACCAACAACCACGTTTTCTCTGAGGCTGTCAGCCACAACCTACACCTCACCGCTTTTGTAGGGATTCGACTTCACGAGACCACCGAGTTCCTATACAAACTCAAGATGGAAACAGACGGTAAACCTTTCAGCAAGCGGAACGCGAACAGGATCAACCAGCTTGAGGTTGAGATTAAGAAGTACAAGCGTCAATTGGAAGAGGCAATGGCAGCAACAAAGCTGATGGAGGTGGCAGCATGAGCATTGTTCTTATCAAAACTGTTGCCGATGACGTTATTAGCGATTATTTCTCTGGTGATCCGACGAACTGCCCACCAATACCAGAGGTAGGACACTTCATTGAGGGTTCATTTGGTAAGGGCCAAGTCAGCAAGGTGGAACACATTGTTGACTCATCCCTGTACACAATCAACTTGCATTTCACGAACACTGAACGTTATTACGACGCCAGCTAGATAACCCTTAAACACAACAACTCCCCCACCGAGCCTCAATGAGAGATCAGGTGGGGGCATTGTGTTGCTCATGATCAATACTGCTCAGACCCTTGCTTGCGACAAAGCGTAGGATTGTCGAATATCAGGCGTAACACTTCCCTTTCTTATTCAAGAATTAGACCTTCTCCCCAGGAGGTCATTCTTTTTTGCCTGAGTCTTTAAACACAAAAAAATGGCTCCTACCACCCGATTAAGGATGATAGGAGCCATTGTTGTTCCATAGTGAATCTATAGGGCAAATTCGCGCACAGTGTTCACGTACGCCTCTAGTATCAGGTGCCAGAGGGTTTCACTCACATGCCCTAAAAGTTGCACTCAGGGATTCTTCCAGCGATATACTGGTTGAACTACGACAAAGAAACGGGCATCCGAGTGCTAACGATAATGACCAATCATTTCTGAAACTGTGTTGTTTGTCATTCCCTCCACCGAACCATAGGTGAGCAGTATTCCTCTCTCTCCGCAGTCGATGAAGACCCGATTCATCTTTGTGTCCGGCGAAGCCATTGGAGCGTGTGAGATTGTGCATTTCGTGGCTCCTTGGTCAATAAGAGCGGTAAGAGCGTCCATCACCGAAGGCAGGCCATCTGATTCATGTAGCCAATTTCGGTCGGCATATACCAACTTATTGTTCACGAATTTCAAGGTGTAAATTCGCTTCGTTTGCACATCTACGGCTATTACCGGACTGTCTGAATTGGGCTTGTCGGGGAAGATCAGGCCGGAGGCTTCAATATTCTGTTTAGCTGTCGCCTTGTCCATACCCAGCCATACAGTTGCCGAGCCGAGTTGTAGTGAAATACCGTGATTAGATTGAGCGAATGCACTAAACGTACATAAAGCGACCAAAGATATGAGACTCTTCATTGCTGGTTGTCCTTTGGGTGCATTCTATCGTGGCAGGTGGGGTGTTTTCCTTATACTCATAGGGATGAAAAAGCCCAATGAACCGAAGCGGTGCTGGCGTATTCGCGGGTACGATAGCCTAACCCTGATATTCGATCAGAGCGTTCCCACTGGACAGCTAACCGAAGGCAACATGAAAGAACTGCTCCGTGCCCTCGTCGCGAAGGATCTGTTACCAAGCGAGCTTATCGGTGCGTATGCGAGACGAGGCACAAAGATACACAATCGGTTTTTAGAGATTCAAAAAGAGAACTTGCCTGAGAAAAGACGTGTCCTCTACACCTGTGGTGAAAATCCTTACTACACAGCAGATGTAGAAGTGTGCGATTAGTTCCAAGGTCCCCCAAAAAATGAGCCCCACCACCTCAATGAAGAGATGATGGGGCATTGTGTTGCTATCAGGTTGTGTGCAGACTGGTTGATCTGGAGACTGCCTGATTAGCTATTAGGTTGCGGACATAACCAGCCGAATCATAGAAGGCGAAGAGGTCTGAATCGTGCTATATCCACCCGCACGCTGTACAGCGAAAAACGCTGTAGCGTTGTATTCCAGGTACCGATCCACACTCTTACGTACGACGAGCGGACCCGCCTGACGATAGGTATACGACTTGTAAGCATCGCCCAGAAGGATTGGAGACTTCGATGCGCCCAGATCGTCAATCTTCTGAGCGATACGGATGGGCAATCCAAGGAACGACTTGAACGGGTTCCCCTGAAAGTCAGTGGTCAGGATTGGACGGTTCTGGGAGTCCTTGATATCAAGCAGACTTGCCCAAGTACGCGAGTTCATCCACAGAGCGGCCCCTGCGAGGTAACTTGGGTCGAGCTTCGCGTAGAAATTGATAAGGGTGTCGTACGATATGGTGCTAGCGCCACCAGTAGGTGCGGTATAACCAACTGGAGTAGCAGTAGCCAACGACTGGAAGTTAGAAGCATTACCTGCGATGATTGCTTCGCTGGCAGTGTTCACCCAAGCCGTATTGATGGTTTCGCTAAGGAACTGCTCAATCGAGAACGCACTGTCCTGAATCAGTTGGTTGCTTACCTTTGTCATCAAGGTCAGCGTATCGACGTTGGAGGTGAATCCACCTACGCTAGGATCAGTTTCCGTGGCGGCCGTATTCTCTGGATTCAGCGTGAAGCGAACCGCTGTCGGATCTGCCGTACCCACCTTAATTCCTTCACCCGAATCAGTATTCCAAGTGCGTACACCCGAAAGAATCTCTCCAGTTGCCTTCGTCGCAGTGTGGAGAAGTGGATCAAATCCTACGGGCACAAGCACGCCAGCAGCACCGCCCACGGTCATGTCACGCTGTTCATACTTCAGATACTCGCGGTCCTCAGGCTTCAACTTGCCAGTGATGTAGTTAGCGAATGCACGCATTTCCAGCCTGCTACGCTTCTCATCTACAACACCGTCAATCTGGTCCGCATCCTCTGCGATTGGTCCACGGGGTGGCCGACTGGAGTGACGCTGTTCTGCCTCAATAGCGGCTGCACGCTCCTCAACATCAATTCGTTCATGAATAAGCTGGGAGTCCTCAATCATCTTTCGTGCGGATGCACGATCCTCTCTCGATACGCCATCCTTTGCGAGGATCGCCTGTGCATCGTATACAAGCTTGTTCTTCTGTTCACGCAACGTATTCAAATTCGACATATTATTCTTAGCCTTTCGTAGCTAGGTAGGGCACAAGACATCCACATAGGCACACAAAGGCGTGCGTCTGGGTCCAGGCGATAAATTGTTAGGTGGGTATAGAGAGCACACACAACTTGGTTGAGTGTCTGTGCTGGTGTTGCGTAAGTTGTAAAAGGGTTATTTCAGCTTGAGGATTTGAACCTGCATCCTGAGCTTCCAGAGTTCTTCATCAGCCTTATTGAGAATGCTTCTGTCCTCGTTCTGTGCAGGACAACCGTTCACTCTGCACGCTGGATCTTCGCAGTCTGAGTCCAGGCATTGGCTGCAATCGCCAGCAACGCACATCAAGCAATCGCAATCACAGCCATCTTCGTTGCTACGCTTGGCCAACAGGCTTCTCAGTTCCTTTGGGCAGGATCTGACATCAACCTGAGTTTGGAGGTACGCGGGGTTAGCCGTAACGGTAAGCTCTGTTAGCTCTAAAGCCTCAACAGTTCTTATCGCCGTGCCCTTGTCATCCTTCCACGAATCTCGCGTGCAATAGAATCCAAACGAGCAACCTGCCGTGTCGCCACGTTCAATCGAAATAGCAAGATCGTTTGCATACGATTGCCGCGTATCAATCGGACAAGTGAAGCTGACTCCCTTTGAATCAGTTGTGAGCCTTAGATTGCCTGCACGAGTCGAGCCTAAAATCTGCCCACTGTCATGGTTGTGAAGGAGCAGAACGTTCTTACCGCTATTGAGTGTGTCAGTCACAGCATCAGGCGAAATCACTTCTCTGAAGTTGCCTAAATCCTGACTGCGTTGATTGAACACAATTGCACGGCCTGATAACGTCCTCTTTCCATCTGCGGCCGGTTTGGAGATTCGTAACTCCTCTACTGGCAGATGGCGAAGTTCTTTGTTATTCATCTTTTTGTCCTTCGTTAGAGTCTGCTGGAGCTAATCCAGAGTCAGGCCCAACAGGTTCATCCTGAATCGACTGGGTATCCAGTAGCGTCTCCGCGTTCTGATAGTTCACAGGTACGCGGTATGCGTTCAAGCACTCAGGACCGGGATTGAGATTCAATGCATGTCGTACCTCTGCAGGACTCAGCCATCCCCCTTGTACGCCAGCAGTGAACGCTGCGGACTCAGCTACAGAGTCACCGCGAGTAAGTTCAGTGGTATCGAACTCCACGTCATAGTTTCCGGCTAATGTGCTCAGTACCTTCCGTCTGAGTTCTGATTCAAAGCGTGAAAGCCAAGGACGCAGAGTCTGGGTTACCAGTTGCAAATTCTCCTGCACCAGGTTGGCGTTGGATATCTTCTGAGTGTCGCCAACCAGATGGGGTGCGATTCTGAAGATCGCGGCAATGTCTGCACGCTGGTAATTGCGAGTCTCAAGGAATTGACTATCCTCTGCACTGATGCCTAGCTTTTCAATCTTCATGTCTGCGTCAAGAATTGCGACTCTATGCTGACTGCTACCCGTCTGGAGTGTTTCCCAATCCGCACGCATCTTGGCTTTGTCTTCGGCCTTTACTTTTGCCGTGGTCGTAATCGCCAACGCTGGAACTGCCGAACTTTTGAATAGGGTGCTTCCGTAACGCTCTGCTGCCCTTGCTAGACCAATGGATTGGCGTGCCGCATGGATTGGGCTGAGTCCAATAAGTCCACAGATGCTGATACCCAGGAAGTGCAGAACGTCTTTGCCTTTTAGCAGCCTAGCAACACCGTCACCATCAGTGGTGCGATACCCAATACTCCCGTCAGGGAGACGTACAGGATTGGTCAGTTCAGGTCGTAGAGGCCAGAATGCAACGGGAGATCCGTTCGCTCCTGATCGCTGAATCTGTGCATATGCGTTTCCGTGAAGGCAAACCCAAGTTGTCATTAGTTCCCAAAAGGACACAGCAGTCTGCTCGTCTGAGGGACTATCACGAAGCAATTTATATACAGGATGCGAGATTGCTTCCTGTCTTCCGTTTGCAGTGCGCGAATATAGTTTGCACGGCAGGCTTCCTAGAGATTCTGCCAGGATCCGTACGCAAGCCCAAACGGTACTGACCTGCATTGAGTTCTGGGGTGTAATTATTTCGCCTGCATCAGAGTTCGTTCCGAATCCGAAGACCGATTGCCAATTACCAGGCACAGGCAGTGAAAAGCCGTTCTCGCTGCGTTTCTCAGTTTTGGTTGTAGGCATTGAGAGCCCTAGCGTAATCATTTCTTGTTTTGTCCTATTCTGGTTTCGGGTGAGTGTGCGGCCAGCGTTCGTGGAAGTGTTCATCCAGTTCCCGCATCTCCTGCTCAAACTCATCCCAACGCTTTTCTTCCTCAGTTCGTGTGTCTGAATCAGGCTTAGGATTGGGGCTGGATGCGGGAGTATTAATGCCATCAGCAACGCCACCTTTGAACGCCTCTAGCAAACTGATAAGCTTCGTCATCTCTGCACTCTTCAGACCATCCGTTCTAAGCTTCACTGTCAGCTTCACAGCAACCTCAACCAGAAGCCTGTCCGAATGACTGAGAGCAGGAGATTGCTTGACAATTTCTGCCCATACCTTCTTTTCGTCGGCAGTCAAATGGGCGGGGGCTCTACCGATGGCAGCAGTCGGAGGTTTTGCAGATTGTGCCGCCTGTGCCGCCATCTCAGCCTCGATTCTGGCCTTATAGCGGCCTTTATTTTGCTGATAGGTTCCACTAAGCATGAGTTCTTGAATGGTCTTGCGAGGTGTTGGCATTTGCTAACTTCCTTCGGTCTTTTGCGTCTAAATTTGCAGTAACACTTTCACTTTTCCGCGACCATCCGAGCCCAAACAACGTTGAGGCTGGATGGTCATTTTTTTGATGAGTGGTTTAGACCGAAATGCGACTCGTGGCTAGTCTCGGAACCTTAAGGCTTCAAGTATTTACCCACCCCTATTGCACTTTTCCAGCAACTTGCGAGAGGACTCCTATTGCGTAGTCTCTGGAAGAGCTGCCCCATTTTGACGCACGCCACGTTGCCGTCACAACACTACGGCAAACTCGACATCATGAGGTGTTTACGAATGCCGGTGAAGACAAGTTGGTGCTAGAATTGTCCGCTTTTCAATAGTGAAAGCAAGGGCCGCGCAGTTAAATCCAAAACAAGCGAGGCATGTATATGGGTTTTATTCTTTGCATATTTTACGGCGGGAAGATGCACTGTCATCCGATCCCAATTTATGAAATTCCAATAACCCTCGTGCACGGACCAGGTCCTGTAAATTACCAGCCGTTGATTCACGATTTAACTCTGGTAGCCTCGATTCAGGCCGCAGCAAATAAAGTACAAGATAAAAAGGTGGGTGCTGCCTTGAGCCAAGGAATACAAGAGGCTGTGAAGGCCATCCAAGCTCGTGCCGGTGAAGGCATTGAGATCAAGGCCATACAAGCCAAAGGCCAGTAAGCGTGAAAAGGGCGGGAGGGTTTGCGCTCAACCGTCCTTTGTCACCGAGATGACGGGGTTGAAAGAACGCCCTGATTGAAGTCAAGCGAAATCCTGTTAGCTTCCGGCACTTAACGTCACAGGCCCACTGATCTTGAGTTTCACACTCCAACCCACAGCTTTGCTGGTGTCAACGCTGATGTCACGACTCTGCACCAATGCACTGAAGCCATAGGTATCCCCCACGGTTGTTTGTCCAGCTTGCACGTTGATCGGAAGAACCAACTTAAAGTCATATTTGAGACCAGATGCGAACGCTGCCTCTACTGCAACCTGCCCAGCGTCAGAGGCTACGCGATTACCACTAATGTCTAGTGTGCCGTTATCCCTCATCGTGGTGATGAATTCAGAATCAGCCCCTGACTGGAAGTTAGATACATCGTCTGTGGACCACTGAGCCCCAGAGATACCAGACGATTTAATTTCTCCAATCGTTACGAACGTGGGAGACCCACCTGCTCCAGTGACACCACCAATGCTGAGAGATGAACCGCGACCTGCCTGAGCCCTGCTGCCCGTGTATGACATTTACTGCTCCTTAAATGTTGAAAGCCACCTGTGAGGGTGGCTGTTGATTAATGCTGCTCATGCTCGGTCCCAGAAATCAATCCATAGTCGTCTTGTGCGTGGAGTGTGTAGGATCTGGTACCTGCCTGCCAAGGTTCCCGTACTTCGACCAGGAATCTCGTTGAACTCAATTAGTTCTGCATCTGCCAATTCGTTACGTGCTGCCACAAACTCGGATGCGTTCATATACTTCTTTTGCATCAGTTTGGAATCTGGAAAATTTCTGCGAGTCACTCCCCAAAACAACATTGTGTTCGCAATATATCCATAGAGGCGTTTTGCTGCCACAGATAACTTGTCTTGGTGTTCAATACTCAGAAGTTCTTGCGGTCCAAGGTGCTTAAACGGGATCGGTAGATGTTCAGCGTCGTTATAGTTTGTCATTGGTTCTAATGCCTTCATGGAATTTGGATGAAGCCAGCGAGAAGGAGCGCAGGTCGTGGACAATCAACCGCGCATTCAACTTGTGTGGAGAAAAAAAGAATGGGTGCAGGAGCACTTAACCTGATCTTGCGAATCGAATCGCTACCGAGGGAACTACCTGACCAAACCAGTTGGTCAATCGGCTGCCCATCTAAGGGCTAGATTCAGGAGAGTGCGTCACTGCACCCATTTAAGGGTGGGCTATGTCAGGCCCGAACAGCACGTTTGAAAGAAGGGAGCGTAACCACCCGAGAGAACGTGCTGCCCATGAACGAACAAACCACGGAAAGGTCACCAAAGAGAATGAGGCTCTTTGGATATGAAACGCAGTTGTGTTCGGTCAATCTTGTTATTAATAATCTTTTATGCTGCTTTTCCTTGCCGGCATTACTTGCACCACGGTTTAGGTCTCTGGAAAGTTCAGATAGGCGTATTCGCCGTGTAGCTCTTTGGCTACCTTGTCGTAGGCTTTCGCTGCCTCTATCTCTGTCATGTGACGGCCTAACCACTTCATTACGCCGTTGACTCTGATATGTGCCGCCCATTGCTTTGTGTGCCAGGGATCTATTCCTGAAACACCCTTGTACCTTGAATTCTGTCTAGGTGTGCATTTCTTCCAGGCCGCCTGCTCCTTGGTTCCGACCAGCAGATTAGACTTTCTGCAATCCAGAGTGTCAGGGGTCCGATGGAACACCGTCATGCTGTCCGGAGGATTCATCAGGAAACGATGGAGCAGAATCGCTGACTGTTTACCGCCTGTTCGGTAGACGTTGGCACGGAAATATACAGTCCCGTTTCTTTCCTTGTGAGCGTGCCAGTTGTGTTCTGCCACTCTGTCCACGTCCTCAAGGTCAATCAGCACATGGAACTGACCGAGCTTGCCAGTGATAACCAGAACAGCTTCGTCATTCTTAACAAGAACCGAACTCATGGGAACCATTGAAAACAGGCTGGAAGATTTACAAATTTCGCCAAAGAATCTCAAGGTTAGCAGATTGGGTTTAAGTTGTTAACTCTTGTGTTTTCAGTCTTTATATTCTTGTTATTAACAGGGTTGTTAGAGTATGGACGCAATGATGGTTAACCCCCATCGTTTTGAACATGCTGTGTGACACGCATGGACTATAACGAGCACTGGTTTAACTAGACAGGGTTGAAAGTCTTGACTGCCATCAAGATCATCTGGGGCCTAAATTTACGGTCTCTAGTGGGATGTGCACCCTAACCCAACCGCCTAGTCCTCACGGCTCTAGGATTCGTCCGTCGTCTATTACCGGACACCTGCGTTGCTTATCAGACAACGGCTTTAGCCATCCAATGTGCAATGATTGCACTCCAGACAACTGGCACCACTGGGGTATCGTTAGAATCCCGTGGGAACATCTTCATCATTCAGTTTCAGATTGCCCACGGCTTCTGACGGTTGTTCAGAGTTCTGCCATGTGTGGGGTCTGTCTGTTTGGCTTTCATGAGGAAGAGGAATTATTCTCTCTACCCCTTACATAGATATAGAACTGTCACACTTGTCCAAAATGCATCCAAACCCGAAAATTAAATGAAAATACTTCAATTTATTTTCGATAGAGGGCAGAATCCTTTGTCACGTATTGCAAGGATTCTGCCCTCATCTCATTGATTAGTCAGGGGCAGCTTAGGCACTGGGAAGCCACTTCAGCTTTACCCTCATCCGCTCCACACGCTTGCGAACAGTAGCGGGGTTCATTCCCAGCCCCTTGGCAATCTCTGCACAGTTGGAGCCTGCCTGTAGCTGGTTGGCAATCAGCCGATTGGTTCCTGTGACCCAATCAGGCAACTTCTCTACCGTCTTGAGGTCAGGAGGTTGAACATAGCGAGAGGCTGGATGGTGGCGTTCTTCATCATGAATATATTGCCTGATGACATCTGGATGTTCCTCTTCTTCACCAAACTCAGTCTCAACCAAAAAAGGAACCATGCCGGCGTAATTTGCATTGATCTCCCGTTTGGCATCACATCCAACCGTGTGGCAGATTGTTGTAAGCCAGGCGCAGAAATCGCCGGGTCCACCAACAAACTTATTGAGACCGTTGCAGACTTTCATGGCTACTATCTGCGAGTAATCATCTTCATCTTTGAATGCGTCAGGCAAACCGTGGATTGCACCTTTGATCTTCTTCTTAGCAAAATCAATGACACAATCAAGCAAATATTCCCCGGCTATTTCATGGGCGTTATTTTCAGTTACAAACGGGTCGATGAAGTTTGCATACGCCTTCTCAATCCCGTCTTTGTTGCGACGGTACTGAATTGCTTCTAGGCTGTTCCCTCTACCATCCCCAGTATCGAGCCAGGATTGCTCAGGGGCGTCTTCTGAGTCTTCAATGGGCTCTGAGTACCCTGATTTCGTGATAGGGCATCCAGGTGACATTGTTGTAGGGAATGGATTACGCCTGATCGTTTCAATGTAGACACGCCGTTCTGTGCAGGCTGGTTCGATGTAACCGCACTGCTCAGGGAAGCTGACGTACAACGTCTTGCGGGGTCTCTTGGTGCCAACGATGGAGTCATAACGAGCCGCTGTCTTCTGCATCAGTTCCGGCCACCATGCCATTGTTTGGTCTGCCTTGGTCCTGTGGTCTGGTGTCCAGTTGTGTTCAGGCTGTGGGAAGAAGTCGCTGGGGATAGTCCTTGGTCGGCATGTGGGAATTGCTTTATGAGCTGCGGCCATTAGTCCTGTTCCTCAACTGAGCAGAGGCTTGCGTGAGGAGTCCTAGCGAATTTCTGAAGGGCAGATGGAAGGAACATAACTTTACTTCCATGTCGCACAGAGTCGAGAAGGCCGTTGGCCACACACGCATCCAAAGTTCTTAACGAGACACTCAAGGCAAATGCGGCTGATCGACGGTCATAAAGAAACTTCGGAACTGCTGGTTTGTCAGTGAGATAGGTGTTATCTGCGCTGGCGTGAATGGTGTCAATAATGCCAGCCATAGGGACAGGCATAGCAATAGATTCAATAGAATCAATCATTTGGAGATATTCCTTTGTATTTATTGGGTTTATTTCAAGGTAGAGATATCCTGTCCTCGGCAAGGCTCAGGGCCATTAGACACAGGCACAAGGCACAGGAGAGGCAGCATATCCATTATGGATAGTTAATAGTGAATAGACTAAGTGTTTGAATCTAAAACGGTTACGTGTTTGTGGTTTCTATAAGTGTCCTTGGTTTTTTAGTATTATCCTTTGTTTTGAGCTATTTACAGTAATGATGCTGTAAACACAACTCTCCCCACATCTCATTTAAAGGTGTACACTAATAATACGTTAGTGGGTTGACTTTTGTCAAGTACCGGCAAAGTGGAGGGAACAAACAAAAAAAAAGCCCAGAAACCGCCTTCAAGGTCAAAATAGTTCAATTTATTTCATGCCAGTGCGCTCGGATGCTGTTCCCTGCTCATTATCCCCATACACATATAGGTGGTAAAAGTGACCTAAATCCTCTGACACGAACAGAAAAATAAGTTCATTCTGCCTTCTTCCTGCCTCTACTTCTCAAGCTGTCTGAGCCCTTCCATTGCTAACCGCATGGTCTTCTCGTTCAGGTGGATGTATCGGGCTGATGTTTGGGCTGACTTGTGACCGGCTGCCTTCATGATGACGAACGCATTCGCGCCGTTCTCAGCCAACCGTGTGCAGAAACTGTGCCGCAGATCATGCCAGCGGAAATTCTTAATCCTCGCCCGTCTGAGTGCAGAGGCAAACCATTTTTTATTATCTGCAATGGCAAAAACTAAATCAGGAGCAGAATTGTTTGGCTTACCCGCTACTCTGCGCTTGCGATGAAGAGAGAGTGACTTGAGTCCTCGGAACGCCTTGAATACGTCTTCGTTCATGTAAACAACGCGATCCGTGTTTGTCTTCGTGTTGCGAACCATTATTTTCTTTTCTTCAAACTCAACATCTGGCCAGGGCAGACTGTACTGTTCACCCCGACGCAATCCTGCTCCAAGCGCAATGTCCAACTCGTAGATGTGGTGCTGTGCTCTCTCCTTCAGGGTCGTCTTCGTGGGTCCGCAGGCGTCAACATCGGCCTGCAGAACTTTACGCAACCGCGCCTCTTCCTTTTCAGAGAGCGCCCTGATTACACCTTCACCCACTGGCTCGGATGCCACATCCCTAGCCGGATTGACGGAAACCTTACCCTTCCGTATGCCATGCCGATACACACCTGAGAATGTCGTCTTGAGCCTGTTACGGGTCGCTGGAGCCCTGTCTATGTTCTCCAACCAATCGGAAATCTCATGCGCCTTCACCCCAGAGGCGATTCTGCTCCCAAACTCTTTTTTGATTTGCCCTAGTCGTCTAGGTGGGTTCTCTTGGTCCTTGTACTTCTTGGGATTCTTCTGGATGTGGTTCAGCAAAAGGTCACAGAGGTGGGAAACCGTGACACCTGCTATTTCTGCCTCCACCTCGTCTTTTGTTCTCGCGGTTTGCTTGGCCGTCTCTGGAACAGAACCATTGCCAGACGAACGGATGTATCGAACCTTTTCCAAATAGGCAACAGCATCCTCCCTCCTGCCTATTCTCTTACGCACCAGATGCCCGTGGAGGCGATAGCGGACGTACCAGATACCTGAGCCCTCATTCTTCTCGTAAACGCCTGCTACAGCCTTTCCTGTGCGTTTCTTTCTGGGTGCGGGGTGGGTGGGGTGGGTCATGGCAGTCATGCAGAAGAGTCCTCCAGCCGCCATAATACCTGTCTGGGGATACAAAAGGGATACTAATTTCCGATTATGCTGCAACTCAATGCGCTGTATTGCTCATGAGGCTTCATTTTATACATCAATGTTTAGAGGGGTTTAATACGTATTGAGATGCATAAAGAGGCACTGTGTGTCAGCAATGTAATCGCCCTTTTAAGGCGTTGGTCCTGGGTTCGAGCCCCAGCGCTCTCACCATCACTCCCCGAGGCGCTGATCGTTGCCCATCGCTTCCCTTAATAAATTCTCTCTTCGTTCTGGCAGTCCTCGGACGCGTATAAGTTAGCTCATGCAACCTAGTGTTCCATGTACCGATTTGGGACACAGCCCTCGATCATGGGAACCACCCGCAGAGTTATCCACAGCAATTCTGTCAAGCCCCCCAGACACCGAATTCGCCCGTCAATCAAGGGTATTCGTGTGCCGATTAATTCCACCCAACCCGCTAAACTAGTTTGTAGAGACTAAAAGAAAGTCCCGCCCTCACCAAGGCCTCCCTCTACCGCTCCGAATTGGCAGGATCAGTGAAAATTAGCGTTAAGTATTTAGAATTAATACTTTGCCTTTAACTTGTTTACTTGGAATACTTTAGCGGCAACAATCTTCTATATTATTGCAAACAGGATACTTACATATTGATCGGGGGAGGGGGGACGACCGGGGCAATCTTCCATCTTGATCCGAGTGGATCCGTAATCCGCAGTCGCCCTCGTTTTAGTGTGCAGGCTCTTCGGCAAACGTCTGTTTTACCCCATCTTCCAGACTGGTAAACGGATCCGTATAACCTGCTGTGCGCAGTCGGGTAACGTCGGCCTGAGTGTAGTGCTGATAGCGATTCTTCAGATCGCCCGGAAAAGGGATGTACTCGATCTTGCCGGGCCCATGCACCTGCATAAGCGCCTCGGCCACTGCCTTGAAGGTACGGGCTTCACCAGTGCCCGCATTGACCACGGCATGAACTGCCCTCCGAGGCCCTTCGGGCAGCAAACCGGCGAAAAACATGTTGATACGCGCAAGATCCTTTACGAAGACGAAATCGCGCCGCTGTTCGCCGTCCGCATAGCCGCCCGAGCCCTCGAACATGCGGATGGTTCCGGTATCTTTCAGCTGCCGCGTGAAATGGTGAATGACGCTGGCCATGCGACCTTTGTGCTGTTCGCGCGGTCCATAGACGTTGAAGTAACGCAGACCGATGACAGTGCTCTTCATCTCGGGAATCAGGCGCCGGACGTAGTTGTCGAAGACTAGCTTCGAATAGCCGTAGACGTTCAGCGGACGTTCATTCTCTGGAACCTCAGTGAAGTTCGTACTCGCTCCGTAAACGGCGGCCGTGGATGCGTAAACAAGCGGAATCTTATGCTCTAACGCGAAGTGCAGGAGTTCCTTCGAGTAAGTAAAGTTGTTGTCCATCATGTAGCGGCCATCGTCTTCCAGCGTGTTCGAGCAGGCCCCCTGGTGGAGAATTGCGCGGATCTTCGCGCCCTCGAACTCGCCTGCTTTCAGAGCGGAGCGAAACTCACGCTTGTCCATGTAGTCGGCGTACTCTGCCCCCGCAAGATTGAGGAACTTGGGGCCGGTCAGGTTAGAAGCAGGAGCGAAGTTATCGACCAGCAGAATGTCCCGCTCGCCAATCTGATTAAGCTGGTGGATAAGGTTGCTGCCAATGAAGCCTGCACCGCCGGTAACGATGATCAA